CCGGCCTTATCTTTTTTGAAAGAGAGAGTAGTCGAACTTTCTCCAAACTTAGAATTTTTAGATGGTTTCACTGTTCCAGAACACACCCAAGTTTTTTTAACTGGGTTTTTAGCAATTTTGATTTTTACCTGGATTAATGATTTGGCAAACTGTTTTTTATCCAAACATAGTTTTGGCGGGGAAAATTAAATGAACATCGCAAAGAGAAGCATAATTTATGCAAACAGGAATCTTTTTTATACTTTAAGAAAAAGCTTCATATGGCTTATTCTTGGCGTCATTGTATTAGGTATCGCTGATACCTATTCAAAACGTTTTTTCGTTTATATGGACATTTTGATTAGTGGTCCGATTTATGAATACTTTTATCCACATTCAATGGAAAGAGACAAATCAAATAAAACGGCAACATTCTTTTTTGCCATTAATAAATTGAGAAAGGACTGCATGCCGTTACGTATTGTCATGCGCGGAATCAAACAGGACGGCACGGAAACCGTTTCGGTGGTATACACATATAGGTCTGGATTAGATTTATGGCGGAGACCCGTTGGCAGACAAATTATCGGCCCTTTGATAGTAAGGGATGTTCCTGATGACATCGCAAGCTATCAAGTTATCGTCTATGCTGAATGCAAGAACGCCTATGTACATAGGTTTGAATCGGCTCCATTCGCTGTCTCTGATCAATAAAATAATAGCTGTACACTTGTTGAAGTAATCACTATAATGCAATGACGTTACTCTCACTCGGTAGCGTTTCTCTGGTTATTTTGCTTGGCGTCACATTGCTGTGACGCCTTTTTTGTTTATAATGCTTTTATTATGAAAACAGATGATAATATCGTCGAGCAAGATGATGGCGTTGATGAATACATTAAAGCGATGGATTTTTTTAGCGGCATGCCAGACAGCGCGTCGATGGATGATCGCATGGCCGCTGTCGTCGCCAGTTTGGTCGTCAGCGGGACGCCAAATTGGCAGATAGCGGAATTCTTGGAAATATCCGAGCAAGAATTGCTTGATACTTATGGTAAAGCGATTGAAGAGCACAAGATAGACAGGTTGGAAACGTATGCGCGGATGAAGATGCAGATTGTAGGCCGAGCCTACACTAGCGATAAAGTGTTACTGGCAGTCGATGAAACGATGCTAGGTAGTCGCACCCCCGATAAATGGCCAAGGAATCGGCAACACAATTCACAGTCTTTTGTCCAATTTGTCGTAGAAAACAATGATGCAACAGAAGCAGCGGCACGCCGTTACGTTTACGAAACCACAAATGCAACTGATCCTGAGTGATAAAACATATTCGCTTTTTGTGGCGGGCTACGGCTCAGGAAAAACTCAGGCACTTTGTGGCCGAGCCATGAAACTGAAATTGGCTAAGCCTGATGTTGATCTTGCCTACTATGCGCCTAGGTTGGACTTGATTGATCGTATCGCGGTCCCGCGATTATTTGAAATGATGGACGCATTTGGTTTATCGGGCAGGATTCACCAAACAAAGCGGTATTTGGAAATATATGGCTATAACAAAATATGGATGCGCTCACTCTGGGAACCGTCTTCTATCGTTGGCTATGAGGTAGGCGACAGTCTTGTTGATGAAATCGACTTGATGCCAGTTGATAGGGCGCGGGAAGCGTGGGAAAGATTGATCGCAAGACAAAGGCAGCAGTCAGTGTACTGCGATACCAACACAATAGCGGTTGGCACTACGCCAGAAGGCTATGAGTTTGCCTATCAGCATTTTGTGGTAGAGCATGGCAAAGACCCTGATTATCGAGTCATTCACGCTTCTACGTATTCTAACGCTCATAACTTGCCAAAAGATTATATAAGGAACCTGGTAAACAGCTACCCGCCGCAATTAGTAGAAGCCTATATCGAAGGCCAATTTACCCCGTTAGGTTCGGGCCGCGTTTACCCGTCATTTCATCGTGCTCTTAATCATTCCGATGGAAAAGACGACGGAAAGTCTGCTTTGCATATCGGAATGGATTTTAACGTTTATGCCATGGCCGCAGCTATCCACATTATAAAGGATGGCAGGCCAATACAGATAAATGAATTAATAGGCATCGCCGATACGCCAGCAATGATTACAGCATTAAAACAGATTTATCCAGATAGAAATATTATCGTTTATCCAGATAGTAGCGGAGACAATAGGACAACAATTGGCGTATCGGTTACCAACATAAAACAATTAAGAAATGCCGGATTTACTTGTTTATATACAAACAAGAATCCTAGCGTTAAAGACAGAATATCTTGCGTAAATAACAATTTCTATAACGACATAAAAGGTCGATTTTATCGTATCAACACTGATGAATGCCCGGAAAGCGTTAACGGGCTAGAGCAGCAGGTTTACGGCACAAACAAAATGCCAGACAAAAAATCGAAATACGATCACTTAAACGATGCGCGCGGTTATTTTCTTAGTTACCGTTTTCCTGCTGTGGGGCATGAAGAAATTGTTAGGGTAATGGGCCGATAAACAATTTATTGGAGGGTCAGTAAATGAAGGTTAATTATTTGAGACCAGAATATAGCGCGGCCATTAATGAATGGCGGCTTTGTCGGAATGCGGCAGATAAACGGGAGTCTGTTGAAGAGTATTTATTGCCGCTAACCGCTGGCGTTGACTTAAATAAACTTTCTACAGAAGATAAGAATAGAATAGAATTATTAAAGAATGAATACATAAAGCGCGCGGTTTACTATAACGCCGTTAGTTATTCATTAGGGATTTATCTTGGCTTGGTTTTCAGGAAGAAACCAGAAGTAAAGCTATCGCCAAATGTCCAAATGTTGATAGATTCATTCGATGGCGATGATACATTGCTGTCTTTGGCAACGTCAATTATGAGCGAGATATTAAAAACAAACAGAGCTTTAATTGTTGGCGACATGCCAAAATCACCTAGACAAATGTCTGTTGCCGATTTGTTAAATTCGGGAATGGGGCCGCAACTGTCTGTATACAGCGCAGAGTCAGTTATTAACTGGCCAGATGAAGGGGAAGAAAATGGTTCTTTTGTATTAGTGGAAACATTCAACAAAAGGATAAATAGATTTGAGATTCAACGATGGAATCGTTACCGTGTGCTGTTTATGTTGGATGGCGTATATCATCAGGAGACATATGTAGCAAAAGAATACGGCGAACCGCAATTAGAAACCCCCGCGTTTACGCCAACTAAAGTAAACGGCAATACGTTTGATTACATACCGGCAGTATTTGCTGATGCGGAATCAAATGACTCGACAATTAAAAAACCGTTTATACTTGATTTGGCGGAAATGAATATCGCGCATTATCGTAATTCCGCTGACTATGAGCATGGCTTACATTTGGTAGCGACACCAACGCCTTATCTTTTTGGCGTTGATCCCTCGCAAGCGCCGAAGGGCATTGGCGCTGGTGTAATGTGGTGCGATGTCAATTCCGATGCTAAGGCAGGATTCGTTGAATTTATGGGGGCGGGTATGTCGTCATTATTAGACGCCATGAAAGAAAAAATAGAATATATGGCGACACTCGGAACGAAGGATATTATTGGTGGATACAGGATCGAAACGGCAACAGGCGCATCAATTCGCCATGTAGGCCAAACGGCCAGGCTATCACAATCAGCAGAGAGCGTATCAAATGCTATTGAAATAGGATTAGATATGCTTGGCGACTTTATATCTGGAACGTATGTTGCAGGCAGCAATAAGTACAGATTACAAACAGACTATAATCCGACGCGCCTTGATCCACAAATGATTACTTCGCTGTTTTCGGCGGTATTGTCTGGCAATTTGTCGCAACGGTCATTTATTGAAGCGATGCAATCAGGTGAGGTTATTACCGATATAAGGACTGTTGAGCAAGAAATGGAATTGATAAAGCAAGAAAGAGAAGCGAATTTAGATTATTCGACTGGATTTCAAAATCAAGAGTAGCTAAGTCATGCCGCAAGTGGTTTCGATTAATCAGGCGTTGTACGATAGATTACTAGCGCATAATATCGTTACGCAACGGTATAGCGCCGCAGTGATTAGTCGAATACTAAAGCGACTTGAAGTAGCCAACAGGCAATTTAGGCTAGAACTGCTTGAAGCGATAGAAAGCGGAAGTGGAGTGAGTAGGATAGATTATCTTGAGCGATTAATCAATCAAGTCGAATCGGTTAGGCTGGCTATGCTGGATTCTATCGAATCCGCAATCAATGGCGAATTGAGAACGTTTGCCGATGTTGCAGCGGAATTCCAAAATACTAATTTGGCGTTGATAAGCAATACAGTCAATGCGGCTGGCGGTGTTCAGCTACGTCAACTTAACAGTGCGCAACTTTATGCGGTTTCCTACCGTCAACCTTGGAACGGTAAACTATTAAAAGAAGGGTTCGACGCACTGAAAGCGCAAGATTTGCAGATTACTAAAGAAGCGCTGAGAGCCGGCTGGATAGCTGGCAGAGGTAGCGCGGAAATAACAAGAGAGTTATTCGGCAGAATATCGTACAAAAACGATTATGGATTACTAGGTAAAACCAGATCAAACTATCAGTCATTAATACGTACATCAATGCAGCATTTCGCAAATCAGGCAGCAAGGGAAACCAGCAAAAACAGCTTAGACCTAATTAGTCGTTGGCAGCATCTATCTAAGTTGGATTCAAAAACCAGCGAAACATGCATTGCCTTAGCTAATCATATTTATACAGACTTCGATAAGGTGCGTTGGCCACCACTACACTATCGCTGCCGATCTACCATTTTATCGCTGGTGGCGAATTATCCAGCACCAGCAACGCCTGATCCTGATGAATGGTTGGCCGGATTGTCCGGTGATACGCAAGATAAGCTGTTGGGCAAAGCGGTTGCGCAGGGATTCAGGGATGGCAAGATAACTCGCGATGATCTTATCAAGCGCGTGACGTTGGAGCCTATAACGCTTGCCGAATTAAAGGCGATTAATAAACTTTGATTAAGGAGTTGCGTAATGATTTAGTTATCTATTATTCTATTAATGCGCGCTCGCGCATTCAAAGCCGTATTGCTGGCACCCCATTGCTGGCATACCTGCCTAGAAAAATCGCCGTGCATCATTGTTATAGAGATGCAGCCATGCGATTTGCAGTATCCCATTTCGAGGTAATGTCCCATGCCATATGAAACGTATGATGATGCCGACGTGGCGTCGTTTATTGCTGAATTTAATGCCGCCGACGATGAAAAGAAAGCGGAATTGTGGAACTCAAAAATAGGCGAATCATTCAGGGCCGAAGCAACAAAAGCCACGAAGCTGCATAATGATAAGCGCGGCATCAATTCACAGTTAGTAGAAGCGAATAGAAAGCTAGCTGAACTTGAGGATAAATTAAAAGAATTTGAAACGGATGATGAAAAAAAGAAAGGCAATTTTGAAAAGTTGC